CCGCCTCAATTACTGTGCCAGGTATCGGCGTCGTGCCGTGGGCTGTGCCGATGTTGTCCATGAACCATGAGGCATGAGTCGAAACAACAGGCGTCACGACGCGCGTCGGCAGCGAGCCGGTCAGGGCATTTGCTTGCACGCTTCGCCCGATGAAAGACCAGCTCTCGGTCACGCCAGCGTTCGCCTCGTAGCGTAATGTCCACTCCTTGATGATGCCGCCAACCACTCGGTACTCTGCACCGGTTGTGCCGTACTCTATGGTGTAAATCTGGGGTGCGGCATATGCCGTAATCGGCGCGTTAAAGGTGCGCGAGTTGCCGCTTGGTGCAACCGGCCCGAACAGGCCGAACAGACCGTAGAGAATGTCCTCGTACGTGGTCTGGAGTTCTATCTCCCCCTCCGCATGACGTTGCGAGACGACGACTAGATCACTCACCGAGCGGCCCAACTCCTCAACCACCGCGTCGTTGTGGTTAAGCGTGACGCTCCCGTCGGTCACGCCCCGAAGAATCGAAGTGGCAGCAACAGGCGTCGCAAAGGCCGTTTGCTGGCCGAGTTGAATCCTACGCAGATGCGTTGTTGGCATCTTTCATCTTCTCCTTTCGGCTCACGTACAAGCCGCGAACAAACTCAACGCTGTAAGCATGAACATTTGCAAGCTGAACGAGTTCGTCGTCAGTAAGCGGGAGAAAAGGCAAGCCTGGATAGTACACCCCGTACCACTTCTCAGCCACCGGCTCGTAGGCAACCTTAATGGTTTCCTCTCCTAGCTTCTGTTTGTCAGTCACTTTGCTCATATCTTCTCCACCACCCTTGCCACGATGCTGATGCTCAGGTAATCCGTGCCCGCCAACGTGTATATGCTTGGCTCGTCAGCGTCCACGCTGGCGACATGGTCCACCTGACCGCCCAACGTGATGTCATCGGTGATTGCTTCCATCACGTCGTCGGCCAGCGTGTACAGCGCTGACTGCTGAGACGTTGTGACACCCTGCGCGACAGGCGAATGCACGATGCGCACACGAACCAGTGTCTCGATGCGCACAAGCTCATGCGCGTGCTGGCGGCGATTCTCGCTGATTGGCGTCACCAGCGCCATAGGCAGCGCAGGTGTGGTGACACTCATTGGCACGGTCGTGTAAGCCGCGACGATTCCCGGCACAGCAGCGACCACGGTATGAACAGCATTGACAGCGCTCAGCATGGCATCACCTCGAGCACAACGTACGGGTCAAGCATCCGCGCGATGTCACTCGGCAAGCGAGTGCTCAGCGTGTTCAGCCCTTCCTGCCCTGTCACATCGAACACCTGGGCGTCTTTTGAGCGATACATCCAGCTTGCTAACCTGATACACACCTGCACGATGTCATCTGGCGGGGCTGCGGTGTATCCCCACTGTCCCGTCACATCTGCGGTGTATTCGATGCTCCACGACGGCGCATCGGTCTTGATGCGCAGCAACCTGGTCGGCGGGTCAAACGGCACGAAGTCTGATGGCAACAGGGTGTCGCCTTCGTCGGTCACCACTTGCGTCAACGCGCGCAAGTCATCCGGCAAAAAGAACACGTCACCGACGATGTGCTCCCGGCGAATCTTCTTCGTCGCGGTTGACGCAGTGAATCGCCTGCCGGTGTAGCGGTCAATCGCTGCTGACGCGGCGTCTCTTAGCCGCGTCAGCAGCGCATCTTCGCTCGTCGCAGTGATGCCCAGATACTGTTTGATTTGAGCGAGCGTTGCGTAGCTCATCAGTCAACGATGGTCGTACTCGCCAGCTTTGCGGGCGGATTGTCGCGCGCCACAGTGCCGATAAACACGACGGCGACCGTAGCAGTCCCGTTCACCACCGCGCGAATCCAGCGATGGCCATCCGGCAATTCCTCGTCGCGGATGTTGATCACAGCCTCGCTGTTTGCTGGGATGTTTGAGACGGACTTGCCTGTGATGTTGGTGAACGTGGTGTTGTCGGCACTAGACTGGATCGTAAATGACGGCGGCGTAGTAGCCGCGCCCACGATGCATACAGCAGCTACACCACGCAGCAACTGCATGTCCACGCTAGTTGTGTTCGTCGCACCAGTGATAGCCTGCGCCGGCAACCGGCCAGCGATGTTCAGGAAGTCAGTTGGTTTCATGTCACCCTCCTACTGTAGCCTCACGAACGGGCTTACTTCCACGTTCGTCCCGATGTACTTCGCCTTGTCCACTACGCGCGGCGTGCCGTCGGCGTACACCGTCAAGCGATACGCTGTCTGGTCGTACTCGAAGTAGGCATCTGCGCTTGCAGCAATCTCAATGTCGCGCACCAGCTGCACGGCGTACATGCTGAAGTCAGCGAGCAGTACGTCTCCGGCGGTACCAAGCGGATTGACCTTCTCCGTCAACACAACCGGGATACCCATGAGGGTACCGGCGATACCCTCCTGCCAGTTTGGTTGCCACACGGGGGTGTTGCCAACCGAGAACTGGACCAGTTGCGGCAGCACTGTCGGGTGAATCAGCCACACCGCGCGACCGAGCGAACCCGGCATCAGCCGCTCCAACATCTTCGCGGCGTCAACCGGCTTGAATTGGTTCGCGGTGTCGCGCGTCACGCTGACCAGCGCCTGGGCGCTCAACACGCCGAGTGGCTCGCCTGCGCCGTTACCACGGATGAAGTAGTAATCCAGGTAGTCCGAAGCACTTTCAGCCAAGATGCGCCTGATTTGCGCATCAAACGTGGTGCTGGCCAACATGCGATTGCTCACGCGCACGATGCCGGCCATCGTCAGCGCGCGCAAGGTGTACTGCTTGAAGGCTGGCTCGGTCTCGGCAATCGCGCTGTTCTCGTTTGCCCACGTGAACTTGACGCCACCGTACCAGGCAAACACGCCGGCAGCGCCTTTGCCTAAGTCAACAACCGGCTGGCGAACAGTTCCGGGCGCATCAGTGATGAACGCGCGCGGCAGCACAATGGACTGCTCACTCACAGCGGTTAACAGGTCGGGAAGGAGCGTCTCGGGCACGAGATAGCCCCCCGACGGGCCCTGCCCCGTGCCCAGCGCCTTGATTGCGTCAAAGTCCTTGCGCGCAACGGCGCTCATGAAGTCGCGCAAGGTTGCGGTCTTGGTCTCAGTTACGTACATGTGAATCTCCTCCGCTACGCTTTTTCGTGCATCCGCCTCGCCTTCCTCGGCAGTAACAACCGCCGAAAGCTCAGCCTCTGGAAGCGCGATTGAGCGAATAGCTTCCACAATCTCGACGCCGAGCGTTCGCGGCTCAGCCGGCGTCGGCGTCAGCGATACCTCGACGATTGGCCACCGCTCTATCTCGCCTGTGCTCTTGCGCGAGACCAGGTGACCGGGCGCACCGGTGCTCATGCCGAGCGCGCCCTGCTCAGCCAACTGACGCACGAGTTCGATGTACTTGCTGTGCCGGTCAAGCTCCGCCTTGACCAGTACGCCGATGTCGTCGGCATCCATCTGCTCTACGCGCCCTATCACCCGTAGCCCAACTTCAGGGTGGATGCCGTGCTCGTACAGGAGCGGTGGATTGATCAGACCGAGCAGTTCTGTGCCGAAGTCGGTCTTGCGAGTGAAGTACTCGCCGTGCAGGTCGCGTCCGCCGAACACGACCGCGTAGCCCTCGGCGTAAAGCTTGCCTTCCTGCTCGTACACCTTCACGGCAAATGAGCGTGTCTCCTGCTCCTGTTCCTGCTCCTGCTTACCCAACAGCTCTTCGAGCACACGCCTTGCCCGGGCGAGCAACTCTTCCGGCGCGTCAATCCCGCCGCGCGCGCCATTCACGGCAGCCAGCGCAAAACGCATGCCGGATGTGACCAACCGCGGGTTACCGTCCACGATGTCGCCACAGGGTGCAACCAGGTCGCCTTTGGTCGCAGACTCATCGCGTCGGAAGAGGAACAAGCGCGCAGCGCGCTCGAGTGCTTCATTGCGCATGTCCTCATCTGCGTCGGTCTCGTAGCCGGCCCACGCCAGGATGCGTTCACGCGCGGCATCTCCGTCCCACTCGCCGCGCTCGATTACAGGAAGTTCAGTGTCCAGCGTGAATCTCATCGCTTCAACTCCCGCTCGATGATGCGAGCAAACTCTCGCATCACGGCCCGATTGTAAACCAGTTTACTAGCCTCCTCGTCGGCGCGCCTCCAGCCGCGGTCTTTGTGGAAAGGTTGCTGCGCCTTACCAATCACAAACGCGGCGTAGCGCGCTTTGTTGCGCACCACTACCTGCGCGTTCCCTGTCGGCGTGACGAACCACTGCTTTGCCAGCCAACCGGTTCTACGGTAGGGCAGCTTGACGTTGGCCAGCACGTAGCGACGCTGGCGCTCGCTCTTCCATCGGATGCGCATCCCTTGCTTGCGCGGCGGGTACACGTTCACGTTATCGCGCAACCGGTAGCCCAGGAACAGCAGCGCCGGCGTAAGGTCAATCTGGCCGCGAAACACGCGCGGCAGGTTCAGGCGAACGATGGTCTTGCTCATCTTCGGCGTCTCCTCGGCTGTTCTAGCGTCGTCCAGCACCGGCAACTGACGTGCGCCGGCGGCAGCTCGTCCCAGCCATCGCCTTGTTCTCGTCCATCGCGCGGTGCGCATATCGGGCATACGCGCTCGTCAGCGGCTGTGCGCCACACGTGCACGAGCGACACGCCAGACTCGTCAAGTATCTGCCTTGCAATATCCGTCCCCTGCGAGTAAGCGCGCGTGATTTCAGTTACGGCAATCATCTCCGCGCGTTGTGGACCGAACATGCGCGCAATTCGGTCAACAAGCATATTGCGCGTCCACCCTTCAGCGCGAGAGCGCGTGAATAGCTCCTGCAATCGCTTCCTCGTGGTCTCGTTGATTCCGCGGATGAGCTCGTAGCTGT